AACTAAGAGAAGAGCAGGCAAAACAATATAAATCAATTATGGAAGATTACATGCAAAATGGCAACTATCCAGAAGCTGATACAAGAAAAAAAGAATCACCAGTCTATACAGGGACATTGGTAAAAGGTATTGCAACAATGCATAAGTCAAATGCAGTACCAGTAATCAGTCAGCAAGAGGCTGAAGATATTAGTAAAATGAGGAGGAACTAATGGAAGTTTTAATTTACACGGTCATGGCAGCACTTGCTATTGGCGCAATATATTATTTATTTATGGAGAACAACGACGATGTATAATTTTGATGATGTAATGATCAAGCTTGACGATATGGAAAAAAAGATTGATCTTTTAATTGAACGTGGATATACCTATGACTATTATTCAACACATATGAACACAATTAATGGTGCCAAATATAGAGCTGAAGTCTGTCAAAGAAACGACGGAGTGTGGTGTGTAGAAAAATTTATTAATGATAAATTAAAAGAGATGACACCAATGGGTATGCATAGTGAATCATATGCTGAAGATGCAGCAGAAAATTTTGTATTCCAAGTAGGAGTTAATTAATCAAAGGTCAGGGCTCATCAACGCAACTCCTTATCACCCGCGGAGTCCTGGCCATCTTATCACTTTACATTGATAAGGATGTATGGTATAATATAAACATAATTAAGGAGAAATATGGCAGTTAGAAAAAAGAAAAGAGGACCAAGTTTAGATGATAAGTACATGGGCCCAGAACCACTGTTTACAGAAGAATCAGAATTTAATGACACTACCTGGGTAAAAGCAGCCAGATGGTATAATTACTTTTATAAAACAAAAGATTACCAACCAGATATTCTAAGATTTGCAAAAGAGCAAATGGGATATAACAATAAAAAATTGGCAGTCCTAAAGAGAGTTAAGGATTTTAGGTTCATGAAAGTGAACAAGCGTATTAAATTATTCCATAGAGGCTTTCAATATAGTGATAGTGATATGGAATATATCAAGGACTTTATTAACGAACGATATGCTGAAGGGTTAACTCTTAAGGTAATAGAGCAGAAAAAGAAAGCAAATGTTGTTGTGATTACACCAGCTGAACGCACTCGAAGAAAAGTAATGGATACTATATACCATGACTTTGATTCTATTGTACAAGAAGGTTGGTTAAATGGAGACTTTAAACAAAAGTTCTCGGCTTATAATCGATTTAAGATGCATGGTCTTAAAGGTAATGCAATCAATATGTTTAAAGCATTATTGGACGATGAATATAATAATATCAAAGAAGCATATGAACGCACCTGCGATCAGTGTGTAGAGGCTTATTCACATTACTCTAAGGCAGAGAAAAAACAAATATTAAAACAGTTCAATGATATATTTGATGACCTGGAAAAACTTCGTTCATCATTTAAAGCATCGCGCACACCAAGAGCAAGAAAGCCTAAATCATCGGATACTCAAGTTGCAAGGTTACAATATTGTGCTGAGGACCTTGATTCTAAGTTAACTTCAATCAATCCAATTATGATACCAGGTAAACATAAATTATTTGTTTATAATAAGAAAACAAAGAAACTCATTCAGTATGAAACATCATCTGCAACAGGCTTCGAGATCTCTGGTACATCAATTAAAAACTTTGATGATGTAAGTAAATGTGCAACACTTAGGAAACCTGACGATATATTACCACAAATTCTAAATAAAACTGAAAAGCAAATTGAAAAGATTTGGGAAACAATTACAACTAAGATAACAAAACCAACGGGACGCATTAATGCTGAATGTATATTAATGAGGGTATTTTAATGACATTGTCGGTTGAAATAGAAGGTAAAATCATGACCAAAAAGAGGTTCTCTCTTGCGGTCGAAAAGCTAGTAGCATCTAGGCCTGGTGTGTCATATATAGATGCTGCCGTGGCAATTATAGAGGAAAGAGGTATGGATTATTCTAATCTAAAAAGATTATTAACACCATCTCTGAAAGCCAAAATAGAGGAAGAAGCCTCTAGTTTGAATTTAATCAGAGGCAATAAAAAGAATAAACTGCCTCTATGATAGATCCTTTTGAATCCTATAAACTATATAATGCATTAAAGCTTCACTTTGAAACTGATTACGATGCAGTAAAATATAATTTCAAATCAAATGTTTCATCGCAATCATTCTTTAAACGCAGAGACAAATACTTCTTTGCAAAGATTGCAAAACAATATGAGAAGGATTTAAAAGGATACTATATTGCTAACTTCAAACACGGTATCTCCTATGTAGGAGAAATGGTCAACGAAGTGGGCGAAAAGAATTATATCGAACATAAAAAAACACTGGAATCGCTCACGCGTGTGTTTCAAAATGATATAAATAAACTATCTGAACAAAAGATGGAATTTGATAACTTGTTTAAATCGCAAGATGGTCAACATCCATTGATTATTCAGTTATGGATGCAAGAGGAAATCACACTTGAAACTGTGGTTATTCTGAATTCCTTAATTGGGTTTATACCTCGTGAATCAAAGAAGATATCTGATACCTTAATATGGCCAGATATTAAAAGAAAGATCGAAAAGTATACACCCTTCGTAAACTTTAATAGTACTAAGTGCAAACTTATTATACTAAATGGGTTTACAAACATATGAAAATATGTTATAATATACTATACATCATGCATAAAGTGGATAATACAGAAAAGCCGCAAGGCTTAATACAACGCAATACAGGAGAAATATAATGTCATTTGCAAATCTAAAGAGCTCACGAGGCTCGTCAATCGACAAACTCGTACAAGCTGCAGAAGCAGTATCAACGAAACCACAACAATCATCCTATGAAGATGATCGACTGTGGAAACCTACCAGAGATAAAGCAGGAAATGGTTATGCCGTAATTCGATTCCTACCAGCCAACGAGGGTGAAGATCTTCCTTGGGTTAGGTATTGGGATCATGGGTTCAAAGGACCTAATGGGTTATGGTATATCGAAAACTCTTTAACATCTATTGGACAGCAGGATCCAGTATCGGAGCATAACTCTGTACTTTGGAACTCAGGTAGAGACGAAGATAAAGCTATTGCAAGGGAACGAAAAAGAAGATTACACTATGTGTCTAATGTTCTAATTATTTCTGATCCAGCTAACCCTGAAAACGAAGGAAAGGTCAAACTGTATAAGTTTGGTAAGAAAATCTTTGACAAAATTATGGAAGCAATGCAACCTGCTTTTGAAGATGAAACACCTATCAATCCTTATGACTTCTGGGAAGGTGCTGATTTTAAAATCAAAATCAGAAAAGTGGAAGGATGGGTAAACTATGATAAATCAGAATTTGCTCCATCAAGTGCACTTTTCGATGGCGATGAGCAAAGACTAGAGGAAGTATATAACCAACTTCATAATTTACAGGACTTCTTAGATCCTAAAAATTATAAGTCATATGATGAATTAAAAGCCAAACTCAATAGAGTATTAGGCGTCGATGCAGGTTTTGCAGAGGCTGATCCATTTGAGGCTACTGCACCAGTGGCAGAGGCTCCAACTATGACAGAAGCTGATACTTCTTTTCCACCTGCTGAAGAGTCATCAGATGATGATACACTCAGTTATTTTGCTAAACTAGCAAAAGAAAGTTAATTTTAATTAATTTGGAAAGGGACTCGAAAGGGTCCCTTTTTTTATCTGTTAGAAAGTCCTGCTGCAATAGCATCTGGAGCATCCATATTACCTACTATAATCGTATCACCTGCTCTATTTGATGTATTACTTGCAGTGACTGCACTAATTATATCTGATTTAGTAGTAGCTGCGGCTCTTTCTTCTGATTTTAATTCAGTTGATGCTTGGTTAAGCTCTTCACTTTGTTTACTGGCTGCAGTTTTCATTTCTTGATTTTCAATAGCTGCGTCTACGCCTGTATCTATTTTAATACCGTCCTTAAATGACCTAATACCTGCAGCAATATCATCGCCTTTAAATGGTATCTTCTCAGCTAATTTAGCTAAACCTTCTAATAATAATCTAAATGGTAGTGTTAATGTATTCATTAAAGTACCAAATACAACTTTTAGCATTCTACCCCAGTTAAATGAACCTGTTTCGTCGTTCATTGCATCAAAGAAACCGAATATGGTATTTTTAAGTTTATCAAATAAATTACCAATTAGTTCAGCAATACTAAATGAGGCAAGTGTTTCGGAAAAGTTTTCAAAGCCAAGTTTACCTGCAACCCACGCGATACCAGATTTTAATAAATCAAGTGGTATACCAACAAGTCCTACAACAGCACCTTTAATACCACCAATCACTCCGGCAAATACTTTGGATATGAGTCCGCCTTCTTGTTTTGTGAATCCATCAATGGATCCTTTAATTGCATCCACCGCGGTCATTAAAATAGTAAGAGGTAAGAATAATCGACCTAATGTACGACCAATTCCCTGGAATACAGAAAAAGTACTCTTTAAGAAATTACCCAATGTTTTTAATACGCCACCTGCCGATTTAGCACCTTTACCAGTGGCCTTTGCGGTATCGCCTATGAAGCCAAGTGTTTTTCCTATTGATCGAAATGCATCTCCTACCATGCGGAATGGTTTTAAAATAAAATTAAACATTGTTTTTAAACCACCACCAATTGTTTTAAAGACGCTACCAATTCTAGTAAATATATTATTAATACTGCCTCTAATAGCCTTAGTGGCATTCATAAAGACATTCTTTTTAATTGTAAATGCCCTTGTAACTCGTCCAAAGAAATTGGCTGTTGTCATTAAAATACCAGCTTTAAATGTTTTTAAGCCTTTGGTACCCATTGTAAAGGCTGCTTTAAATCGTTTAAAGAATTCAGCAAGAGGCTTTGTTATATTATTTTTAAATGCATTTTTTGCAAATTCAGGTATAATGGCTTTTACAGCCCTGCCCAATCCTTTTGCAAGTAATACTACTGCATCGGTAATACCAAGTATAATACCAGATACAAATCCAGTAAGTCCAACAGCAATCGCTCCAACAATACCCGCAAAGAGACCTATACCTTCTAGTTTTTCAACTTCGTCTCTGCCTTCTGTGTTTTCGGAAATTTCTCCAAGTAGCCTTAATGTTTCTTCTGCTCTTGCATTAGCTTCTTTTTGAGCTTCTATATCATCAAATTTATTACCTGCCAATAATGCTTGTAGGTCCTGCATTTCTTTTAATGCTTCACCTTGTAGGTTATTATTTTTATCAGCCATGGCCATGGCTAGGCCTGCTTGTAATTCAGCAGAGGATTTTGTTTGCTTGCTTATTTCAGCCTGCTCTTTTAAAGTTTCTAATAGAGAATCCATACCTGACTTTTCAGCCAATGGTTTCTTTGTTTTATTTTCCTCTGCCATTGTTTATTCCTATTTACCGCCGAATGCTCGTCCAGCTTCTGATATACCAAATGCACCAAGTGTTACAACAACAAATGATGTATAAATTGTATCAGATATAACCAAATCTTGGCCATAAAATGCAGTGATTAAATCACATAGACCAAATATGGTCATTAAACCAAATGATATAAATCCTATGATTGCCTTTTCGTTTACATCATTATCATCTAAAAAGATGTCTGTAAATTTTCTTTGAGGTGGTGCAAGTCTTTTCTTTGCCTCTGCAGCCTCTAATTGCATTTCCTTGATCATATCCTCAGATTTATCTAGCTTATCAATTAAAGCCATATACTTATCTAAATCAATTTCAACTTCGTTACGACTATTGTCTTGTCCTTCAGCCATTATCTTCTCCTATTCTCGTTTTTAATTCTTTCATTTTCTTTTTCTATCCAATCCTGTAAGAGAGCTATATAAATCTCCCTCTCCCACGGTATCATATTATCAAGTTCAGTTAAACTGTAACCATGATGTTGCATCATTGCAAAGTTAGTCCTATAATGGTTTACAAGACTATCGTGTGAGAGGCTTACGTAAAAAAACTTGCAATACCTTTTAATTCCATTGTATTGTGTTTATTACAACCCACACAATCCCACTCTGCATTATAATTTAATGATGGTAAATCTTCAAAGAATTCAGCTAACTTTTTAAACTGTTCGCCATTTAGACTATCTAAAAAAGATTGTACTGATTCTTTCGATTCATTACTTACATCGTGCACTGCATCTGTATCATATATAGAATCCATGCATTTTATAATCATATCCATCATA